CACATACGACATTAATGAATACGGCTATAAATACAAAGTGACAATTGAGGCTGGATATACGGCTGCATTGTTTCCTAAAGATTTGCAAGTTTGTTTAAAGCTAATTGTTGCAGATTTATATGAGCAAAGAGGAGATCAATTACCAGTAAAATTGCATTACATTCCAAGAGGGGTTTCTGCGATTGCATTTAACTATTGTTTAAGAGCATTTACATAACATGAACGCTGGAAGATTAGATAGACTTGTGAGCATACAATACCCAACTGTCGCAACTGATAGTTTTGGGGCAAGTGGTGCAATAACTTGGACAACCTTGACAACCCAAATGTGGGCAAGGATGGAAACAAGCCTAAGTTCAGAAAGCGTTGCTGCTGATAAAGTAGAAAGCACTTACCCAGTAAAATGGACAATGCGGTATTCTACACAAATAAATGAATCAATGAGAATCGTTTATGAAGGGCAAAATTACGTCATCAAGGGAATCAGAGAAATTACGAGGAGGCATTTAATAGAAGTACAGACAGAATTAGTATCGTAATGGCAAGGAAAACAACAAGATTAGAAGTAAACATGGCATCAGTTGTTCATAAAATGAAATATTATGAAGCTTCCCTTGCCGATGGCCGAGTGCGTGAGATGATGAAGGAAGAAGCTAAAGTTATTGTTTCCAATGCAAGAGCAAATGCAAGGCCATTAAGCACAAGAGTAGCTAATTCAATAGGATTTATAGAGAAAAAAAACTATCCGTATAACATACTTATCGGGCCAAAGTACCCACAAGGAAACTTGGCTCATTTTTTTGAATATGGAACTGCACCAAGACAGAATGCAGATGGGCATAATAGAGGTAGAATGGTTGCGAAGCCATTTATGAGGCCAGCAATAGACAATAACATAGCAAGCGTAAAATTGAAAATATTAATACGTTTACAAGAAATAGTAAGAAAGTTAAAAATTAAAAAATAAAATAATATGCCAACAACAGGAACAATTAATGGAACTCTGCTACGTTTATTCGTGGATGATAGTGGAACACTAAAACCGATTGCAAACTTAGTAAGTAACGACATTTCGTTCACTAAAGATTTAATCGAAGTAACAAGCAAAAGTAGTGCTGGAAGTAAAGAATTTATGTACGGACATTTCGGTGCATCTGGATCATTTGAAGGAAGATTTGAAGATGACTCAGTAGGGGCAACGGAATATTCTTTCGAAGAACTTTACTCTGTAATGGTCGCTGGAACAAATTTATCTGTGGTTTTTACAACTAATGTAACTGGAGATGTAAAGTATACTGGCTCAGCTTTATTAGGTAGCTTATCACTAAGCGCACCAGATAATGATGCAGCAAGTTTTTCTGGAGATATTACAATCACTGGAGCAGTTACACAAGGAACAGTAGCTTAATTTAAGAAAATATGGATAAGATTATATTTTTAGGCAAGGAGTACGATGTTCATTACAATATGTTATCATTTGAAAAGATAGCTGAAGATATGGGCGTTGAAAATATCGAAGAAATGGGGCAGCAAATGATGTCAGGCAATATAAAAGTATTACTAAAAAGTAGTAGAATTATTGCTTACAACGGCTTGCTTTGTGCAAGTAAAGTAAACGGCACAGACTGCCCTTTTGATTCGGTTGAGCAACTTGGCGAAAAAGTTACAAAGTTTTCAGATTTGAACCCATTTAGCGAAGTCTTCACAAAAACTTGGCTTGGGTTTTTTACAGAAAACTCAGATGAAAAAGTAGAAAAAAAGGCGAAGGGGGCAAAGTAGTCCCCACAACCTTTAAACTACTTAAAACAGTGGCCTACGGAGAATTAGGCTTGCGCCAAAAAGAATATGAGGAAAGTAGTCCAGAGTATTTAACCTTAGCAATAGAGGGTAAACGCAAAGCCGATACTGCAAGAACGAAGGAAACCTATGAAATTGCCAGAACATTGGCATATTTCTCAGTTTCGCCACATACCAAAAAGAATATCAGCCCTAAGAAATTGTGGCCGTTTTATTGGGACGAAAGAACCGAAGGAACGCTGGAATGGATTAAGGCAAACAAAGACAAATTTGAAAAACTAACATTAAACTAAGTGAAGCAAGGAAAAGCAATATACAATTTATTATCATCTGCAAGTGCAGTTACTGATATAGTTGCGAATCGAATTTATCCATTACGAGTGCCAGATAAGACGGCATTTCCTTGCATTACTTACCAAACCATAAGCAATGTACCTTACAATTCAAAGTCTGGTTTTACCAGCTATCAATCAAGGGTGCAAGTAAATGTTTTTGAAAACGATTACAACAATGCTTTTATTTTATCAGATGCTATTAAAACGGCATTGGCCGATAAGGTTGGAACGTTTGGAACTGTAGTTGTTCAAGGTACGAAATTTCTTAACCAAATAGATGAAGAAGAAGATTTTGCAGATGGGTTTGGGTTAGTTCATTTTATATTAGAATTTAGCATCATTTACAATGAGTAGAAAAACAGATTTAAACTTAAGCATTGGCGTTGATGTAAAGAAAGGCTTTGAGGAAGCCGTTGTTGATATTAAAAACAATGGAAACAAACTTGCAAAGGCATCAAAGCAAATTGCACAATCCATTGGCAAAGATTACGCAGCATCTTATAAGAAATTTAATACATCTTTCAAGGAAACTAACCTTATAATAAAAGACCAAGAAAAGAACCTTAAAATACTTACTAATGAATTACGGCAATTAGAAAAACAAGCGAAAAAATACGTTGTCGTTCCTCCAAAACTTAGGTCAGAATTAAACCATGTCACAAGGGCATTAACAGATCAAAGAAAAGGTTTAAAAAGGTTAACTGGCCAAGCACTTGCCTATCAAGAGGGAATGAAAGCATCCCAAATGAAGGTCGGCATTCAGCAAGTCGGTAATGCCGTTGAAGGAGTTGCAAGGTCATTTCAAGTGGCTCAAGGTGCAGCAGCATTACTGGGCGATGAAAATGAAGATGTAATGAAGGCAATGCACAAGATGCAAGCCGTCATGGTTTTTGCTGAAGGTTTGCGAGGATTAAAACACCTTAAAACATCTTTTGAACTTTTAAATAGAGTTGTAAAGGCAAACCCTATTCTTGTTGCTGCTGCTGCCATAACTGCTTTAGGTGTTGCAGCACTTAAAATAAGCCAACATTTTGACAAAGCCTATCAAGCGCAAAAAAGGCAACAAGAGATAACAGAAAAAGCAACATCTTCAATTGATAAAGAGGTTACAACTTTAGACAATTTAGTAGCAATTGCAAAAGATGAAACTATTGCAAGGGAAACAAGGCTTAAGGCAGTTAAATCATTAAATGATACTTATCCCACTACTTTAGGTAATTTAGAGTTGCAAAAAATCAATGAAGAAAAAGCCACAAAAGCTATTCTCAAAACTAAAGATGCGTTATTAGCTAAGGCAAAGGCTCAGGTTGTTCACGATGAATTAGTTGAATCCGTAAGGGAAGAAAGAAAGTTAAAGAAGGAACAAGATGCAAGTGGTATATTAGAAAATGCAAAAGGAATTTTTAATTTTTATGCTCGTGGTGCAGAACACGCCTCAACGGCTTTAGTTAAAGCACAACGTAATACACGAAAATTAAGGGAAGAACTTAAGGAATTAACTGGGGAAAGTGGAATGCCTGATATTGATTTAGACGATGATAAAGGCTCAAGCAAAACAAAAAAACTCACACCATTTCAAATAAATACTAAGAAATTAGAAAATAATTTAATTGATGCAAAGAACAAGGTAAAACGAAACTTGTTAGATGGCATTATTTTAGAAAAAGATGCAAAAAATCAATTGGCCAAATTGGAGGTTGATTTTGCTATTAAAAAAGTAGCAATTGCCAAAAAATATGCAGAGGAAGCAAATAAAGCTGAAGCTGATAGTTTAGATAAACAAATATCTTACAAAAAATCAATAGCAGAGCAAGAAAATAAAGATAAAGAACAAGCATTTGAAACAACCTTACAAGAAATAGATACTCAAGAGCAAAAAATTGAAAATCGAATAAATGAAAGACTTGCAAAAGGTGTAGATACACAAGCTGATCACGATAAGAAAATATTTGATGCCAAAGCTGCACATCTTTCTGGCCTTATTGGCTTATATAAATCTCAAGGAATGGAAACTGCTGACCTTGAAGCAGAATTGCTTAAAACGCAAATTGATTATGCCAAACAATTAACGGATGAAAAAGCTGCACAATTAAAGCAACAAGCAAGAGATGAAAAAGCTGCAAATAAAGAGTCGGAAACATTAGCAAAGGAAAAACTAAGGCAAGAAAAAAACCTTAATAACCAATTAAACCGAATGCTTAGTCAATCTCAAGTCGATTTGTATAGCAATATGGCTCAAAACATGGGGCAAGCTATTGCAAATAATGAAAATGTAGGCGAAGCAATGGGTAATACAATAATGTCAGGAATTGCAGATTTTATTACAAATATGGGGCAAATGATGATAACTGCTGGAGTTGCGAAGCTTGGTTTTGATGCTGCAATGGTTCAATTTGGTGGTGCTGGAGGTGCAATTGCTGCTGGTTTTGGTTTAGTTTTAGCTGGTTCTACAATGAAAAATGCAATGAGTAAAGATATTGCAAAACCTACGGCATTGGCAGAAGGTGGAGTAATGAAAGGAACTACTTTTGGATTATTGGCCGAGTATCCTACTGCGAACAACGACCCAGAGGTTGCCATAAGAAGTTCGTATCTTCGAGGAATGATAGCTGATGCAGTTGGAAATAATAACAATGGTGGAAATGTCAAATTTAGGATTGAGGGCAGAGATTTAGTTGGTGTTTTAGGTAGGGGATTAAAAGATAATAGCAGAGCATAATGGCAAAGGTATATTATGGAGAAGTTGAAAGCATAACTGGTAATAGTTACACAGTTGAATTACATCACAAAACAAATACACCTACACCAGTAGAGGTAAACTTATCAGCTAAAGGCTTTGAATTAGACTATGAAGGTCAAGGCTCTACAACCTATGAAAACAACATAATGGGTTCAAGTTGTTCTTTTGATATACTTGTGGAATCACAAGCAATTTTTGATGGATTAACGGCCATTGCAGAAAGCAAAGAGAATGATTATTTACTGGTAATCTACAAGGGGCAAGATTTATTCTGGCATGGTACTATAGTAACAGATCAAATGACTTTGCCAAGGGCAAGTTTTCAAGGTACACCATCTGTAAATATAAAAGCAAATGACCGATTAAAATTACTTAGTTCCGTTGATTTTGATTTTGGTACGTTTTCATTGCCATTAAATAGGGAAAGAGGGCTTGAAATTATCAAGCAAATAATTCAACACAATAATACTTACATCACTGCATTGTATGGAGCATCGTCTCGTTATTTATTAGATTCAATTGAAAACAAGGCTACAAACCAACTTGATGGTACTTTGTACAATGTATCTTTTAAAAAGGAAAGTTTTATTCAAAATTTTACTTTAACTGGAAATTTTGGAGAGGAAGATGAATACATTAAATGCACAGATGCTATAAAGAATATATTACAAGTTTTTAATGCTCAAATAGTTTTAACAAATGGCTATTATGTTATAAGGCATATAGACAACCAATATTCAGCAAGCACAGAATTTAACGCATACACAAAAACATTAGGCGCATTAAGCGTTTACACCATAAGCAACGGCATAAATGTCCAAGATAATGCAAGAAGTTGTTTTGAAGCAATTCCTGATTATACTTTCCAACCAGCAATAAGGGAAATAAGCACAGAAATTAGTAAAAGTAGAGTAGATTACATTGATACTACAACGGCATCAGCAGTTTTGGGAACTTTGTCAAATACTGATGTTGGAGATTTAACAAAATTGTATGCAAATATTGTTGTTAAACTTAAAGACATTGAAACATTAGTCACAAATAATAATACAAATTATTGGGCAAATGACATCATGGTTTATGCTGATTTTTGGGTAAAAGATTCCTCTGGAGATTATTACTATTTAAAAGATCAAGAAATGCAATTGTATGGCAATACAGAACCAAATTATTATGAAATAATAAGCCATACAGATACAACAAACAAGCCAAATGAAATACTTGATGTAATTTATGAAGTGAGGTTGCCAAATGAAGATATAGTTGAATACAATTTAGAGGTAGTTGCCAGAACAAGTTGGTATCAAAATATTTATAGCACTAACAGAATTACTCGTTCAAGATTCATAAGACAGAAATTTGCTTATATTGCAGATACTATTGCTAAATCAAGAATCGGTATAGAATTTAGTTATAATGATTGGAGTAATGGCACTGCTGATTATGGGTTGACCGAAAAGTTTGCAAACGATATATTGACGGCAAACGCAAATTTGAGTAATAATGTAACATTAGGCAACTTGTATCATTCAGGACAAATTGCAGATGTTTTTGGTATCCTTTATTGGAACAATACAACATCCAAATGGGAAGAACCAGTTTTTAATTTAGTTGGTGTATCTGGAACTGCAAAGGCCGAAATATTGCCATTGATAATGGCTGCCAATGTTTATGAGGATAATATTAAAACAATTGAAGGAGATTTGCACACTAATGGATCAATATATGCGATTGATTCAATCAATATAGATTCCTCAAGATGGGCTTTTAATGGGGGTAATTATGATGCTCAAAATGAACTTTGGAGTGGCCAATGGATTAAGGTTGCAATTGGTTCTGTAAATACTGGAACTGGAGGAACAAAATACAATGATAGGTTTAGAGGTGGCAATTCTGGATTAGGGGATATTTTTAAGTCATTAGATCAAAGATTAATACAAGTTTTAAGCACTAATGGAAATGATGGTGGTGCAATGATGCAAGCCGTTTTTAATGATGTACAAAGAACGGCAAATCCAACATCCGATGAAAGTTTAGGATTGTTTATTGATTACGATGCGACAAACGAAAGTTATTTATATAACCTTAAAGAAATTGCAGAGGGTGGCGTACCTTTTAATGTTACATCTGATACATCATCTGTTCCATTTGGGGCAACTGTAAACATCACATTGACTGGCTCTTATTTCAAAGAAGATAGCGTTGTAAGCATAAGCAAAGGAACGCTGAACACAACTACAATAAATAGTTCAGAGGAAATGGTTTTAAACATTACGGCCATTGCATCTGCTGAAGCAGTTAATACTTGTGATGTTACTATTGATGGGGTTACATTTACGGCATTATGGACATATGAAATTGTTTGGACTGCTGAGTTAGTTCCTGGGGATGGAACAACTGTTTGGAATACAACTGGTTCAATGACAACTGGAGAAGGTTTTATTTCTTTCCCTAATAATGGCTCAAACTGGGCGCAAGGGGGTTGGTTTGAAGAATTGCCAGATGCTGCAACGACATTTGAACTTTTGCTTGATCCATTGCGTGAGGGAACAACTGGAACAAATCATTATGGAACGGCTGGATTAGGCGCACCAGTTACAAGCATTCCAGGCTTTCCAACTGTAGATCATGGTTTTTATTTTGCAAGCACTACTGCTATTCCTTTGGTTAATGGTGGAACAAGTCTTGGTTCTTTATCTTGGGCGAATGGCGATACTTTTAAACTTACTGGAACAAATACAAGTGGGGATTCTTGGGATTTGGTTTGGACTAAAATAAGTGGAGGCGTATCAACTGAAATGAAAACGCAAACAGTTACTATTTCGGCTGAATTAGATTTTCAATGCGCACTTTTGCGCTATCGTAAACTTCAAAACATTGTTCTTAAATATTTAACTCCATGATAGATTTAATTGAATATACCGACATAAGCAAGCAAGGCCAAAATCCTTTGAACATTTTGAACGAAACGCACAATGCTTATGAAAATATAATCTTAGACTATAAAAATGGCCATTATAAATTAGGGGAGTTTTACTTAAATATTGAACCGACTGGTGTTGTTCCTGATATTTTAGTTTGTACAAAAACTCAAGAATTAGAATTGGTCGACTATGGTGCAATCATTACAGAGGAATACAAGTTTTTAGGAAGCCCAGATGTAATTATTCAAAACCTAATTAAATTAAACAAGGTTGAGTTAAGGCGTTATGAAATAAACCAACGGCAAAACATCGTAGACATACAGATTGAAACGGCAGAACCAGAGGCTCAACCTTATGTATATGATTTGTTCCATGCTTGGAAAAAGGAGATTGAAGATTTTGTGCAGTTTGCCACAAGTGATTGGCGCAATGAAATTCAAAATGGTGGATGCCCGATAAGCGAAATGCCTGAATCATTATGGCTTGAAATAAAAACAGAACTTTTGACATTAGACATATGAAACAACCTTACAGACTTTGGACAATAATTGAACTTGAAACGCAGCTAAAAAAGCAATGCTTTCACTATAAATTAAACTTAACAATTAATCAAATGGTAGATGAGGCTTTGAATGATACAAGCTGGAATCCTTTATTAGAATATGATGGCTGCACATTAGTACAAGACAAAGACCATCCATGTATTTCTTGTTTTCTCCATGATTATCACTGGATAAGTGGAAGAGGTGGTTACAAGTCTAACAAAATATTTTATCATATAATGCTTGCAACTGGCTTTAAAAAGTCAGAGGCAAAAAGAAGGTTAATTGGTGTAAATTTGGCTTGGTATTTTTACTACAAATACAAGCACCTGATCAAGCGCAATGTCAACCCATTTACTGATGGGATGGCGAATTATTTAAAACATTTGAAAGGAATCAAAAATGCTTAACTCAATTGAAACTTTGCCGATTTTAGTTATTCCAACAATATTGACATCTTTGGATTTTAGTGGCTACATTGGCTCGGTTGCCAGTATTTTAGCCGTTTTATATTGGGTGGCTTTAACTCACAAAACAGTAAAAAAAGACCACAAAGGCAATTACTGGAAATATCTGAAATGGATATTTACGGCAAGTAATAAATAATGGGAAAGCTACTTAAATTCTTGGGCATCGATGGCAGCAGCAAGTTGTCTTTTATGGCTTGGATTGGTAGCGTTTTTATTATCACGTATTTGATCATAAACATTTACCAGATGGTGCAGCTAAATTATTTCTTCGCAAAAGGAAAAGTAAGTGAAGAGGTATTTGAAAGGCTAATTGGGGGCAATATTAAAGACTTACTGGAGATAGTGATGATTATTGTTTTATTCTTCTTTAAAAATCAAACAACGAAAAATGAATAAGTTAACTAAGGCTATACGCAAAGCAAATTCAAAGTACAACAAAGAAAACTTTGAACGTTTCAAACGTGATATTTTTAAGCACACACTAATTTGGGAAGGTGGTGCAAAGCTGCATAAACTAAAAGGCGATTCTGGAGGCTGGACAATTTACGGAATAGCATTTAATTACAATAAGGAATACTTTGAAAACTTGGCAGATTTTAAGGATACAGTATATGATGAAGCTGCTGCCATTGCTTTTTGCAAATATTACTTACCAGCAAATGTCAACTTGGTGCAACCATTAGCGCAAATAATGTACTTTGACATGGCCTACAATCTTGGAACAAGGCGAACAATTAAGATGATGCAAAAACTTATTGGCGTTGTTCCTGATGGGATTATTGGCAGAAAAACGAAAGAGAAAATGTACTTAGTTAGCTTGGAAAAACTAACCCAAGTTAGAAAGCGCAGATATTACCGACTTGCTGAAAATAATGCAAGGTTAAAAAGGTTTTTAAGAGGGTGGCTCAATCGAACAAATGACATTGAGCAGAGAAGCTACAAGCAAAAAAACAATGTCAAATAATATAAAGCAACAATACTTTGAACTTTTTACAAATAACCCAATTCAAGAGGAAGAAAGCAAAAGCGAATATTATGACAGACTTGGGCAATTAGTTGGAAAGAGTGGCCTTACAATCAAGGAAAGATACTTGCAGTTAAAAAGCAAGATAAATGACTATTGCGAAAATGCTGGCATACCAAACAATAACGTAAAACATGGATGGGTTAAAACAAAAGATACATCCTTATTCTTTACGAATCCAGATTACAAAGGGGCAGTTAATTATGATACTATACGTGAAAAACTAATTGATGATTTAAAAGCGTATGCACCAAAATACCCAAAGATAAAACGCAATAAAATCAAAGATGGGCATTTGTTGGTTATTGATCCAGCAGATGTTCACATTGGCAAACTTTGCATGGCCTTTGAAACTGGGGAAGATTACAACGAAAACATCGCAGTCAAAAGAGTTTTAGAGGGCGTTCAAGGCATTATTGATAAGTCACAAGGGTATAACATAGACAAGATACTTTTTATTGGAGGAAATGACATCTTACACATTGATTCGCCAAAAAGACAAACTACTGCTGGAACTCCACAAGATACCGATGGAATGTGGTACTCAAATTTCCTCAAAGCAAAGCAAGTTTACATTGATTGCTTAGAAATGTTATTGCCCTTAGCGGATGTGCATTTTACTTTCAACCCTTCTAATCATGATTACCAAAGTGGTTTTTTTCTTGCTGATGTTATTCAAAGCTGGTTCAGACTAAATAAAAACATTACTTTTGATTGCTCTATTGCTCACAGAAAAGGGTTTAAATATGGCCTTAATCTTATTGGAACTACTCATGGAGATGGTGCAAAAATGAGTGATTTGCCATTGCTTATGGCAGTTGAATTTCCTAAATGGTGGTCAGAAACTAACCATCGGTATGTTTATACTCATCACGTTCACCATAAAACGAGTAAGGATTTTCAAGGGATTACTATTGAAAGTTTACGCAGTCCAAGTGGCACAGACTCTTGGCATCACAAAAAAGGTTATCAGCACAACCCAAAAGCAATCGAAGGATTTTTGCACCACAAGGAGAACGGCCAAGTGGCCAGATTTACTCATATATTCTAAGGCGTTTTTTTACTTTTGCCCAGTATTTAAGGGTGCTGGTTTTTTTATCCCCATAATATCCGCCATTCCATTTTCTTGCAATCTTTTCATAGCTTGTATCTTTTGCTATTGCATTAAATATTTCTATTGATTTGGCTCTGTTCCAAGCATCTGAATGTTTATAGATTACTTTATTTTGTATGCGATTTATCTCACGAATCATTATTGGCCTTATCTGGAGGCAACCAATGGCCTTTTCTTTTGCACAATAGGCTGAGTCATTTCCTTTGCTTTCTACATAAATAACGGCATTCACAAAGTCATTCCAAGATATTATTTTTACTTTTGGCTTTGGTTTTATTATTGCAAGATTTGCTGCTGGTTCTTTGGCTGCAAAAAAGGTCAAGGCAATTAGGGCGAAAAATATACTTTTCATTTGCTTAAATTATAGGTTAAGGCAAGGCCAAGAGCAACGGCAATTTTGCGCCATCTCTTTTTTCGTTTGCTTTGCTTGTGATGTTTTTTTGTAAGTTGATCGTTATCTTCAGCCAGAGCAAATGTGATTTGGTTTAAGGTGTCCAGTTCAAGGCTTTTTTCTTTGCTTATATCATTGCAAATTTCAAGCAGATTTTCTTTACCCTTTAATTGGGTAGAGTAATAAACCAATGATTGCTTGCAAGTATCTAAGGGAGTTAAGCTAATTGTATCGTGAACAAAAACAAACTTTTTAATAGTCCGATATTTGGTTTCAAATTGCTTAATCGTTAGTTTATTTAAACTATCCATTTGCTTTAAGTGCTTTATTTCTGCATCCTGATATATTTGCTTCCATTGGCTTTCTTTTTCAATGTATATATTTTTGTATTTAATTGGCTTGGCTTTTTTGCAAAAAAATGTGGATGTGAAAAGCATACAAGCGCAAATGAGGATTAAAATGCTGATTATTTGTTGTGTTTTTAAACGCATTTTGCAAAGCTATACAAATAAGGTTGTAAAAAAAATAGTTTTTATTTTAGCTTTTTTGTTTACATTTGTTGCATAATGATAAGAAACATAGAACAAGGCAACCCAATTTATTCAAGCGTTTGCTATCCAGAAAAGAAACCATCTTATGAAGTTTGGTTAAGGTACATTAAGTTTTACAATTATTTAAAGAGTCAAGATGAACGAGTTTAGCGAAATAAAAGATGTGATTTTAAAAGTCATT